ACGCATCAGATGTCACTAAGAGAAATAGAAATGGCCAAACAAAGTCTGGTTTATACTCTTTGTTTATCCCAATGGAATGGAACTACGAAGGATTTATTGATGAGTACGGAGTTCCAGTATTTGATACACCTGACACAGATGTCTTCGCCCCAGACGGTGAACTAATAGACGTAGGTGTAATTGATAACTGGCAAAACGAAGCTGATGGTTTAAAAGATGATCAAGACGCTTTAAATGAGTTTTATCGCCAGTTTCCACGAACAGAAGAACACGCATTTAGAGATGAAACAAAAAATAGTATATTTAACTTAGTAAAAATATACGAACAAATAGATTACAATGAAGGTATAAACGCTATAACAAATGTTAATACTGGTAATTTTCAATGGGTTAATGGTATTAAAGATACTCAAGTAATATTTTATCCAGATCCAAAAGGAAGATTTAACGTTAGTTGGTTTCCACCTAGTAATCTACAAAATAGAATAATATTAAAAAATGGTGTTAGATTTCCTGGTAACGAGCACATAGGTGCTTTTGGTTGTGATAGCTACGATATATCAGGAACTGTAGATGGTAAAGGCTCTAACGGAGCTTTGCACGGTTTAACTAAGTTTAGTATGGAAGACGCACCGCCTAATCATTTTTTTTTAGAATATATAGCAAGACCTCAAACAGCTGAAATGTTTTTTGAAGATGTACTGATGGCATTAGTTTTTTATGGCATGCCATTACTTGCGGAAAATAACAAACCTAGATTATTGTATCACTTAAGACGTAGAGGTTATAGAGGTTTTAGTATGAACAGACCTGACAAGATTTGGAATAAATTATCAACTACTGAAAAAGAAATAGGTGGTATACCAAACACTAGTGAAGATATAAAACAAGCTCATGCAGCTGCTATTGAAATGTATATACAGCAATACGTAGGTCATATAAAAGATGGGGTGTATGGTAATATATATTTTAATAAAACATTAAATGACTGGGCTAGATTTGATATAACAAAAAGAACAAAGTTTGACGCTTCTATAAGTTCTGGTCTTGCTATCATGGCTTGCAATAGAAACTTGTATAGACCAAACGCTAAAATAGAAAAACCAAAATTGAATATAAATATTGCTAAATATCACAATAGAGGCAATACTTCAAAAATAATAAAATAACATATGGCAGAATATACTAATAATTATTTTCCTAGTCAAGTTGTAAGTGATGCTGAAAAGTTGAGTTATGACTATGGTTTAAAAGTTGCTAAAGCTATAGAGCATGAGTGGTTTAATAAAGATCAGGGTATAAACAGGTATCATAAACATTATAACGATTTTCATAGATTAAGATTATATGCTGAAGGTAATCAATCAATACAAAAATATAAAGATGAATTATCTATAAATGGTGATTTATCTTATTTAAATTTAGACTGGACACCAGTGCCTATTATACCTAAATTTGTTGATATAGTTGTTAACGGTATGGCAGATAGATCTTATGATATAAAAGCATATTCGCAAGATCCATATGGTATTGCAAAAAGAACCGAATACATGCAGTCTATAGTTGACGACATGAATACAAAAGAAATAAACGATTTTGTTCAGCAAAAATTTAATATTAATCTTTATCAAAACGATCCAGATACATTACCTGAAACAAAAGAAGAGTTAGAGCTTCACATGCAACTAAGTTATAAACAAGCCGTAGAGATAGCAGAAGAACAAGCTATAAACGTGTTATTAAATGGTAATAGATATGATTTAGTAAAAAATAGATTTTATAGAGATTTAACTGTTTTAGGTATAGGTGCTGTTAAAACAAACTTTACAACTTCAGAAGGCGCTACTGTAGAATATGTTGATCCTGCTGATTTAGTTTACTCTTATACAGAGTCACCTTATTTTGATGATATATATTATGTTGGTGAAGTAAAAACAATACCTATAAATGAATTAGCAAAACAATTTCCATTTTTAGAACAAAGTGATTTAGAAGAAATAATGCAATCACGATCACTTTATACTAATAATTCATATAAAAACGCTAGTAGTTATGATGAGTTTGACAGTAATAAAGTTCAAGTTTTATATTTTAATTATAAAACTTATATGAACGAAGTTTATAAAATAAAAGAAACTGCTACAGGGGCTGAAAAAGCAATAGAAAAAGATGATTCATTTAACCCGCCTCCAGACTCAGAAGGTAATTTTTCAAGATTAGACAGAGTAATAGAAGTATTGCAAGAAGGAGCTATGGTTCTTGGTACTAATAAACTACTTAAATGGGAAATAGCTAAAAACATGATGAGACCAAAAAGCAATTATACTAAAGTTAAAATGAACTATAGTATAGTAGCCCCTCGTATGTATAAAGGAAATATAGACTCTCTAGTAAAACGTATAACTGGTTTTGCTGACATGATACAGCTTACACACTTAAAATTACAACAAGTAATGTCACGTATGATACCTGATGGCGTTTATTTAGATGCTGATGGTTTAGCTGAAATAGATTTAGGTAACGGTACAAACTATAATCCGCAAGAAGCTTTAAATATGTTCTTCCAAACAGGTAGTGTTATTGGTAGATCGTTTACGCAAGATGGTGATATGAATCCTGGTAAAGTACCAATACAAGAAATAACTAGTGGTAGTGGTGGTAATAAAATACAAGCTCTTATAGGTAATTACAATTACTATTTACAAATGATACGTGATGTAACCGGATTAAACGAAGCTAGAGATGGTAGTATGCCAGACGAAAGAGCTTTAGTTGGTATACAAAAAATAGCGGCAGCAAATAGTAATACAGCCACAAGACATATATTAGACTCTGGTTTGTTTTTAACAGCAGAAGTTGCAGAACAATTATCACTTAGAATATCTGATATTATAGAATATTCACCAACAAAAGAAGCTTTTATACAAAGCATAGGTGTACATAATGTTGCTACTTTAGAAGAGATGTCTAGTTTACATTTATATGATTTTGGTATATTTATAGAATTAATGCCTGACGACGAAGAAAAAGCTATGCTTGAAAACAATATTCAAATGGCACTACAGCAACAAACTATAGATTTAGAAGACGCTATTGATGTTAGAGAAATAAACAATGTTAAGCTTGCAAATGAAGTTTTAAAAATAAGAAGAAAAAGAAAAATGGAGATGGATCAAGCTATGAAACAGCAAAATATACAAGCACAAGCTCAAGCAAACGCTCAACAGCAACAAGCTGCTGCTCAAATGGAAATACAAAAACAACAAGCCTTAACACAATCAGAAGCTCAAATAGAGCAACTAAAAGCTCAGCTTGAAGCACAAAAACTTCAATATGAAATGCAAGCAAAACAACAACTAATGAGTTTAGAGTTTGAGTTTAATATGAGGTTAAAAAATATGGAAGTACAAAGCACTAGACAAAAAGAAAAAGAAAAAGAAGATCGTAAAGACGAAAGAACAAGAATACAAGCTTCTCAGCAGTCACAACTTATAGAACAAAGAAAAAATGATTTACCAGCTAAAAAATTTGAGTCATCAGGTAATGATATACTAGGTGGGGCAAACGTTGGTGATATGTCTATGTTTGGACCAAGATAAGCAATTTATTAATTATATAATATTTTATTATGGCAGAAAACAAAAAAGAAGAAGTAGTAGAAAATACTACAAAAGACAATATTACTAAAGTAAATATTGATAAAAAAATAACAAAAGAAGATGATAATATCATCAAAGTAGATTTAACTAAAAAATTAGAAACAGATGCCGTTCCAAAGCAAAGCACAGATGAGGTTTCTGTACGCGACGAATCCGAAACTAGCGAAAAAGTACTCGAAGAAAACGTCGAATCGACAGATGAAAAACCTACCGGAGAAAGTACCGACGAAGTTCAAGATGACCAACCCGTTGTTGAAGAAATTACAGAAGAAGAAGTAAAAGAAGATGTAAAAGAACAAGTTGAAGAACTAACTGAACAAGCTGAAGAAGCTGTAGCTGAAGCAGAGCAAACTGGTAAACCTCTTCCAGAAAACATACAAAAGCTTGTTGACTTTATGAACGAAACAGGCGGTAGTTTAGAAGATTATGTAAAATTAAATCAAGATTATTCTAAACTAGATAATATATCTTTATTAAAAGAATATTACAAACAAACAAAACCTCATCTTAATTCAGAAGAAATAGAGTTTATGATGGAAGATGCTTTTTCTTTTGATGAAGAAGAAGATGAGCCAAGAGATATAAAAAGAAAAAAACTAGCTTTGAAAGAGCAAGTTGCTCAAGCAAAGTCGCATTTAGAAAATGCAAAAACCAAGTATTATGAAGAAATACAATACGGAAACAAGCTGACGAGTGATCAGCAAAAAGCCATTGATTTTTTCAATAGATACAATAAAGAGTCAAAAGAACAAAAGGAAATTAACGAAAGACAAACACGTACTTTTTTAAACAAAACTAATCAGCTATTTAATAAAGACTTTAAAGGTTTTGAATATAATGTTGGTGAAAAAAAGTTTAGATTTAATGTTAAAAATGCGAGTACAGTTAAAGAAAACCAAAGTGATATTAGTAATTTTATAGGGAAGTTCCTTGATAAAAATAACGAAATACAAGATACTAAAGGTTATCATAAAAGTTTGTTTACAGCTATGAATCCTGATGCTATTGCAAAACATTTTTACGAGCAAGGTAAAGCTGATGCTTTAAAAGAAAGTATAGCTAAATCTAAAAACGTTAGTATGGATCCAAGGCAAGAGTTTAATGGCCAAATAAATACAAGCGGTATAAAAGTAAAAGTGTTAGGTAATAATTCTAATGACTTTAAATTTAGAATTAAAAACAAAAAATAACAATTTAAAAAATATTAATTATGGCAATTTCAAATCCTGGTGGTTTGTTAAATAGCGTACCTGCTCAAAGACAGCAAACGCTAGCAACAAACTATCTAGACTTTACCAGTGGTGCAAACGACTGGGCACAACAATACCTGCCAGACTTGATGGAAAAAGAAGCTGAGGTTTTTGGACCTCGTACAATTTCTGGTTTCCTTGCTCAAGTTGGTGCAGAAGAAGCGATGACTTCTGATCAAGTAGTTTGGTCTGAACAAGGTCGTTTACATTTATCTTACAAAGCTGAGATAAAATCAAGTACAACTATTCAAATACAGTCTGACATTGATGGTAACAACGAAGATACTACTAACGGTATATCTGGATCTGGTGCTACAAGTGCACTTCATGGAATTAGAGTTAACGATACTATTATCGTTGCTACTGCTTCTGGTGTTGCTAAATGTATGGTTACAGCTCAGGATGGTTCTGACTTAGACCTTTTAACTGTTGCTCCTTATGATGCAGCAAACTTATCAGGTACTGCTGGTTCTTCTTCAGCTGCTTTAGCTTGTACTGTATTAGTTTATGGTTCTGAGTTTGGTAAAGGTGATAACTATAACACTACTGCTGCTTCTCCAGCGGCTAGTGATTCAAGAGGAGCTAATGAGCCTCAGTTCAAATCTTTTACTAACAAGCCAATTATAATGAAAGATTACTACGAAGTATCAGGATCTGACGCGTCTAGAATTGGTTGGGTAGAAGTTTCTGCTGAAAACGGGCAAAGTGGTTATTTATGGTATTTAAAAGCCGAAGCTGATACAAGAGCTAGATTTACTGACTATATTGAAATGGCAATGTTAGAAAGTGAACTTAACGCTGCTGCTTCTACGTTAGATGGTAATAGTTTAATTCTTGGATCAACAGCTGGTGCTGGAAACGTAGGTACTGAAGGTTTATTCGCCGCTATAGAATCAAGAGGTAATATTACTACTGGTGTAACTGGTGTTAATGCTGCTACTGATTTAGCTGAGTTCGATGCAATACTTGCTGAGTTTGATAAGCAAGGTGCTATTGAAGAATACATGATGTTTGTTAACAGAGCTACTAGCTTAGCTATTGACGATATGTTAGCTTCAATGAACTCTTACGGGGCTGGTGGTACTTCTTATGGAGTGTTTAACAACTCTGAAGATATGGCGCTAAATTTAGGTTTCTCTGGTTTTAGAAGAGGTTCTTATGACTTCTACAAGTCTGACTTTAGATACTTAAATGATTTAGCAACTAGAGGTGGTATTAACGCTATCGCTGGAGCTAACGCTATTAGAGGGGTTATGATTCCTGCTGGTACTTCTTCAGTTTATGACCAAACTGTAGGAGCTAGTATGAGACGTCCTTTCTTACACGTAAGATTTAGAGCTTCACAAACTGATGACCGAAGAATGAAGTCTTGGGTTACTGGTTCTGTTGGTGCTGCTACTTCTGCGTTAGATGCAATGCAACTACATTTCTTAACTGAAAGATGTTTAATCACTCAAGGTGCTAACAACTTTATGTTAATGAAGTAAATCATTATTAAGTCGAGGCTTCGGCCTCGGCTTTTTTACTAATTTTATTATATATTATATTATGGCAAAAAAACAAAAAAATGAAAAGGTAGAAGTACCTGTTGTTGAAACACCAGTTGTTGAAACACCAAAACCTAAAAAAGTTGAAACTAAAAAACCTAAATGGGAAGTAAAAGATAGAGTTTATTATTTAAAAGGTAATAAAAAACCGTTATCTTATATGTTAAAAACTAATAACGTTTATTATTTTGACGAAGAAAAAGGTTATGAAAGAGAATTAAAATATTGTCAAAACCAAAAAACTCCTTTTGTAGACGAAATGAAAGGTGATCAACGTTTAGAACATGTTATTTTTAGAAACGGCGCTTTGTTTGTAGAAAAATCAAAAACTACTTTACAAAAATTATTATCTTTATATCATCCCCATAAAGATGGTATATATTATGAGTATAATCCTGTGCAAGAAGCTACTAGTGATATAGAAATATTAGAGCTTGAGGCAGACGCAATAATTTTAGCAAGAGATTTAGATATTGAAATGGTAGAAGCTATTATGCGTGTAGAAATAGGTTCTGGTGTATCTAAAATGAGTTCTAAAGAGCTTAAAAGAGATTTGCTAGTATTTGCTCGTAATAATCCTGCTTTGTTCTTAGAATTAGCTGCTGATGATAATGTTCAACTTAGAAACTTTGGTATTAAAGCTGTTGAGCTTGGTATTATTAAATTATCTTCTGATCAAAGAAACTTTTTATGGGGTTCTAATGATAGAAAAATAATGACAGTACCATTTGATGAGCATCCATATACTGCATTAGCACATTGGTTTAAAACTGATGAAGGTATGGAAATATATCAAAATATAGAAAAAAGATTAAACTAATCAAACTGTAGAGCGGTCGCTCTTCGGGGCGATCGCAACTACAACAAAATATTTATATGAAGTCAAAGGGTTTAGGTGATACTGTAGAGAAGATAACAACAGCAACTGGTATAAAAAAGTTTATACATAAAATTACTGGTGGTGATTGTGGTTGTGATAAAAGAAAACAAATGTTAAACAAAGTATTTCCTTATAAAAAAAATAAATAATGGCGGTAAGTATAGATACAGTATATCAAAGAGTTCAAGCTTTAGTTAATAAAGAACAAAGAGGTTATTTAACACCTACAGAGTTTAATTTATTTGCTAATAAAGCTCAAATGGATATTTTTGAACAATATTTTTACGATTTACATCAGTTTAAAAGAAGGCCTGGTAATAGAAAAAAATACAATGATCCTATTGAAATTATCCAAACAAAATTAAATCCTTTTAAAAAACAGATAGAAGATTTATCTGATGGCGATAGTTTAACAGATACTACAGACATGTATATGTTATCTGATGTTTATTTAGAGATAGATCAGCTAACTACTCCAATTAGAAAGTATAGAGCTGTTACTAAAATAGATATGTGTGATCTTGCTATTATAAGAAATACGCCCTTAACAAGACCAACAGAAAATAGACCAATATATTATATAAACGAAAATACAATTAATTTCTTACCAGCAACCGTTTTTAATGGTACGTACAGCGCTTACTATATAAAAACTCCAGTCACAGTACAATGGAATGGTTATAATGTTGGTGGAGCATTTGCTTACAATGCTACTAATAGTACCGATTTTGAGTTGCACGAATCAGAACAAACAAACTTAGTTAATAATATATTGAAACTAGTAGGAATATCATTAAAAGATCCTAGTTTATTTCAAGCTGGTCAATTAGAAGAAACTAAAGATATTAATCAAGAAAAACAATAATTAAATGGCGTTAATAAATCAAACTCAACAAGAATATTATAACAATAAAGATCTTAGTACTAATAATCCTATACAGTTTGGTAGTTATCAATTTGTGTCTTTAGTAGATATAATAAATCAATTTATAATTGGATACGTAGGTGAAGGAAAATTAATTAGCAAAGCTGATCGTATGCAAGTTAATTTTCACGCGCAAAGAGCTTTAGCAGAATTAAGTTTTGATACGTTTAAATCTCACAAGTCAATAGAAACAGAAGTGCAATCAAGCTTAACAGTGCCATTACCTCAAGATTATGTTAATTATACTAAAATATCATGTGTAGATAATGCTGGTATAAAAAAACCATTATATCCAACTTTAGGTAAAACTTCAAATCCTCAAAAATATCAAACAGACGATAACGGTGATTTTTTATTTGGTAAAGACTTTGATTATAGTAATAACTTTAGAAGTTTATTACCTTCTGGAAACTTAATAAAAAACGGAAATTTTCAAGGTGGGCCAGGCGCTTGGAATTTAAACGTAGGATTTGATGGTCAAGCTCAAGCAGCACCATTTCCTGTAGGAAGTGGTCTTGCGCTTTCACAAGCTACTCTTAATTTGTCTGGTTGGTATTATGAAGACAATAGTATAAAAGGATATTCTTTGCCACAATCTCAAGCTTTTAGACAAGATTCGGTTGACATAATACATGGAGAACAATACACTATAACGTATACTATAAGTAATTATGCTACTGGAAGTTATAATTTTGTTATAGTAGATGAAAATGGTATTCCAACACTTGCAACTACAAGAAGTGCTAATGGTACTTATACAGAAACAATTACTGCAGATGGATTGAACGGAAACTATAATATTCTTAATAATTCAACTGGTTATGTACCTAGTTCTGTTTATCTTGAGTGTACAACTGACAACACGTCAACGTTAACAACTCCTGGTACTTCTGACGATTTAAATGTTGTTATAGATAATATATCTATAGTTAGAGTTGGTGATGAGGAAACATCTACTACTTGGGGTAATTATAAATCTAATAAACCTAATGAAAATAAACAGCATGATTATGATTATGACGATCATATATTTGAAGCTAATGTTGGTAGAAGATATGGTATAGATCCGCAGCACGCACAAGATAACGGTTCTTATTATATAGATAGTTTAAAAGGATTAATACATTTTTCGTCTAATATTTCTGGAAAAACTGTAATAATAGATTATATAAGTGATAGTTTAGGTACTGAAGAAGAAATGCAAGTTCATAAACTTGCCGAAGAAGCTATGTATAAAAGTATTATATACGCTATATTATCTACAAGTTCAAACGTACCAGAGTATGCTGTTCGTAGATATAAAAGAGAAAAGTTTGCAGCTGTAAGACAAGCTAAATTAAGACTTTCTAACATTAAATTAGAAGAAATAACTCAAATACTTAGAGGCAAATCAAAACAAATTAAACATTAATTAAATGCCAGAGATTAATACTACTTTTACACAAGGTCGTATGAACTTAGACCTTGAAGAAAAAATATTACCTAATGGTGAATATAGAGGTGCTTTAAATATACAAGTTTCTACTTCTGATGAAGATTCTGTTGGTAGCGTTCAACCTATAATGGGTAATAAAAAATTAACTACAGGACTTGCTCAAGACTGGAATAATAGTTATCAGTGTATAGGCTCTATAGCAGATGAAAAAAACGATGTTGCTTATTGGTTTTTAGTTAAAGATGATAATACACAGAGCGCTATATTGAGATGTTTTAAAAATAATAATGGTGATTTAGAAACTGGTATTGTATTAAGTGACAATCAAAATAAAGTTTTAGAATTTACAGTAGAAAATTATATAACAGGCATTAGTATTGTAGATGATTTTTTATATTTTACTGATGGCGTTACAGAACCAAAAGTAGTAAATATAACACAATTTTTAAACAATACTAATATTACTTTATCAAATACTAGTAATTTATATGTTAATGGAGAAGACAAAGGTACTGTAACTAAACATGATATAACAGTTATAAAACCAAGGCCTTTAAACCCAATTACATTAGAGTTAGTGCCTGGTGAAGAAAGACAAGTTTTATATAATACACCTACAGCTAGTTTTGTAAATAAAACTGCTGGAAGCTCAATACAATTTGAAATTGGTTTAGAAGAGTTTAAAGTTCTTGGAGCTAATGATGTATATGATCCTGAAAATGATGGTACTGCAAATAACTTATATCTTTTAGGCATAAACCCTGTTACAGGAAAATTTGAAGCTAATTACTCTGGTTTTGGAGCAACAAACTTTGTAGCTTCTTCTGGACAAGGCATAGGTGATGAGTATTACGACGCATATGCGCCTTTACTAGAAGTTGGTGATATTTTACTTTTAAGTCAAGTCGGCGCTACAGGTAGTCTTCCTTCAAATGTTCAAGCTAGGCTTGAAATAACAAGTTTAGCCGTTGATCCAAGTGCCCCAACACTTTTTAACCCTCCTGATTCATCAATAGATAGAAACTTACCTTTAAAAGCTCTTATTACTTGTGATATTATAAATGTATCAACTTCAATTTTAGATCAAGCTTATTCTTTTAATATTATTAAAGAAGATCTTTCAAAAGTACTTTTTGAAAAAACTTTTCCTAGATTTTCTTACAGATACAAATATTCAGATAATCAATATTCTTCTTTTGCTCCTTTTACTCAAGCAGGTTTTTTACCAGGTAGATTTAATATTCATCCAACTAGAGAACCATACAATACTGGTATGGAAAATAATATTAAAAAAATAATACTAAAAGATTTTGTACACCAAGGTATTCCTAGAGATGTTATTGAAATAGATTTATTGTATAAGTCAGATGATTCGCCAATAATATATACAATAGACACTATAAAACCTAAAAAATCAGATGGTAGTGATGTAGCTTCTTGGCATAGCGTTGACAATAATGGATCTAATACTTTTACATTTATAGACGGAAGCCAGTCTACTAGAGATAATACAAATTCTGGATATTATGAGTTAACTAAAGATTTAATATACGCTGCCTTACCAGAGCTTCAGACTTTACGAATATATGATAATGTTCCTAAAAAAGCTAAAGCACAAGATTTTACAGCAGGTAGAATAATATATGGAAATTATACGCAAAACCTAAACGTTCAAGATTACGAAAATGATTTAAAATTAGATTTTGAAGAAAGAAAATTTGGTAATATAGATAAAATTTTTGACGAAGGTGGTTTAAATACAGTAAAATCACAAAGAACGTATCAAGTTGGTATGAGTTTATTAGATTATCAAGGTAGAGAAACACCTGTTTTTAGTTCTGGTGAAAGAGGTTCTGTTACGATTCCTTTTAACTTGTCTACAGATGAAAACGCTATAGTTGCTTTTGAAGGTACTGCTTCTAAAAGTCATAGATTAAAAGTATTAGATATACCTAATATACCTTGTCATGTAAATGTTCCTGACGCTTATAGTCTTGGTGGTGATTTTAGTTTTGACCCTTATTATTTTAAACTATATATAAAAGAAACTTCTTCTGAATACTATAATTTAGTTTTAGATAGAGTTTACAGATCAAAAGAAGATGGTAGTTTATGGATTTCTTTTCCTTCTGCTGATAGAAATAAAATAAAAGAAGAAGATTTTATAATACTTAAAAAACCTGTAGATTCTGATTCTCAAGTTCAACTTGAAAATAAATTTAAAATAATAGCTATAGAAAACGAAGCGCCTGAATTTATAAGAGATAAGCTTAGATCTATAGGTAATGCTGATGGTGATGCGTCTATAGAAAACTTATTTCCAGATGAGAGTTTTCAACCAGCAGCTGGACAACGTAAGTTAGTTTTTAAAAAAGAACAATTAATAAGCGAAAGAGTTGTTGGTATACAACAGCTATTTAATAAAGGTGAAGATTTAAGTATAAAGTTTAAAAAAATAGATCCTGCGGGTAATACTGTTATAAACTCTGAAGTTTATACATTTGTTAACGTAGAAATAACAGCAGACGTGTATACAGTTTCTCTTGACAAACCTATACAAGAATCTGATAGTTGGGTAGAAACTTCGCCTGGTATTTTGAACGAAGACTTGCAAGTAGTATTTTTTGTAAATGACAATAGACAATGGCAAGAGTTTCAAGGTAGATTTTTTGTGAAAATAAGATCTAATATAATAACAGCTCAATACTTAGAACCTTTGATAGGTGTTGAAATAGGTACTGTTCTTACTGCTAGAGCAAAAACTTTTAGTCTTAGAGACGATAATCTTTTTGATACAGCAGATTCAGATGGGGTATATAGCGGAACACATAGTTATGGTCAAAACACAACTAGTAATACTGGTGCTGTAACAAACGCTCTGCAAAGTCGAAGTGTTAAACCTGAACATTTTAGAGATCTTTTTAATCATGAAACTAATAACCAAGGTACAGATGGTAGTGATTGGTTTATAGATGAATTGCATTACGTTGCGCATCAACCTTTAGAAACACCAAGCAATGCTAGAAATACATATAGATCATTTACTAGTATTATTTCAGATTTTGGAGGTGATTATGCTAGTGAAATAGTAGATTTACAACAATTTGATGCTTCTGTTAGTGGAAACTTGCGTAGCATGAGCTTTAATCCTACCTATGGAAACACAAATAGTAATAACTCTGGTTATACAAACTCTAGCGGTGAATTTGTTTTTAAAGATATTTTTGATAATGGAACAACTACTACATTAAACGTTAAAGTTTCACAATTATTTAGAAGATCAACTTTAGGATCACCAATGAATGGTATGCAAGGTATAGTTACAACTGTTACAGGTCATAAAAATAGAGTTTCCGTTGGATCTGCTGATCCTTGGCCGCTTGTTTGGAAAAAACAAACAGATCATATTAATGCTTTTGGTTTACAAAACTATAGAGATGTTTATGGAACTGATACTGGTAAATTTTTTATGCATTTATCTTTTGGTGGCGTAGGTGTAGATTTAATGGAACCAGACGCGCCTTTATTTGTAGCAACACCTGGTTATTCTATAGGTAACGGTTTTTTTGTAGCTGCTACATATTCTCCTGGTGGACAGGTTGGAGGTAATCAGTTAACCCCTCCAGAAATACCTGGTGGAGTCATGGATCTTCAATCAATAATAAATTGTGGTAAACAAATAAATATTAGTAGCGATGGTTTTGGTAGAGTATTACCGTTTCCTCAAGAGCCTAATACTAGAGGTGATGTTAATTGGAGAATAAAAGCAGAAACACAATGGGATCCTGTAGGTCATCCTGATCTTGGTAATTTTAGACCTGGTAATAAAGAATTTATAAATAAACTAGAAACCCCAGGTAGTGTTTTTAGATTTTCCAATGATACTAGCGGAACTTCTTTCATAATAAGAAATACTTCAAAAGTAAGAGTGTATAATCATACACCTTGGAATTTATCTGTTACAGTTGATATGAACGCTGCTCAAAATGGCCAGTGGTTTCAAAACGAAAACTCAGTAGCATATCATTATCATAGATGGCATACTTATGCCTACACGCCGGGTGGTGATATAACAGAGCTAAACAATAGATTTAACCAATTAGAAGAAGCAGTTCGTAGGTTTGGTAGAGCTGATAACAGAAGAATTTGTTATATAGTAGAATTAGATAAAGATCCTAGAACACAATGCTCTATAAACCCTGAAACTTTTGATTTTGATTTTGATGGTACTAATGATGATTTTGGTTTTATAGAATTTTTTGAACAAGATTTTTCTGACGGTGTAAACGAAATAAAAGATAATCCTGCTATATTTGAAACAGAACCAAAAGAAAAAGTTGATTTAGATTTATATTATGAAGCTTCACCTACTTATCCTATAAAACTAGATGTTAATTCTACAACAACATCGACTTATGGATCAGGCGTAGAATTAACAAATAATACTAAAGGATATTTAGCGGCTAAAGTAGGTACTAAAGTTAAAGTATCTGGAACTGCTATGGATATAGCTAATACTTATGTTGATTCAAGCAACAACGCTGCTGGCGAACCTATTGATTGTAGAGTAAAATCTTGGGATGGAGATATAGTTGAATTAGCCGGTGGTATAAGTGCTCTTGGAGGTGCTCAAAGTTTTAATTTTCAACCTAACAATGTACCTGGAGTTCAAACAAATCTTAGTCATCAAAAGCAATTTTTTACTAATAAATTTTTGGAGTTTTATGACGACCAAGAAGACGGTTATATTAAATATAAAATACTAGATGTTGTACAATTAGGTACAACCAACCCTACTTCATCTGCAAATTCTTATAATAGTATTATTAAATTTAGAGTAAAAATCATACCAGAAGAAGTTGGTTTACCTTATTTTAACGCTTTTAGCTTTGGTAACGGTGTAGAATCAAATAGAATAAGAGATGATTTTAATCAAACTTTTATAAAAAATGGTGCAAGAGTATCTACAACTTTACAAGAAAAATATAAACAAGATACAAGAACTAGTGGTTTAATATTTTCTGGTATATACAATAAAAATACAAGTTTAAACGATTTAAATCAATTTATTCAAGCAGATAATATAACTAAAGAATTAGATACTACATATGGTAGTATACAAAAATTATTTGCTAGAAATAGTGACTTAATAGCTTTATGTGAAGATAAAATAGTTCAAATATTTGCTGATAAAGATCTTATATTTAATGCAGATGGCAACACTCAGCTAACGGCTTCTAATAAAGTTTTAGGTCAGTCAAGGCCTTTTGTTGGTGAGTATGGCATATCTAAAAATCCTGAAAGTTTTGCATCGTCTTCTTATAGAGCATATTTTACAGATAAACAGAGAGGTGCAGTATTAAGATTATCAATGGATGGTTTAACACCTATATCTGACGCTGGTATGAGAGACTGGTTTAGAGATAAATTAAAAAGTGATTATTATAGAATAGTTGGTAGTTACGATAAAACTAAAAACGATTATAACTTAACGTTTGATTCTGGTTATGACTTTGATTATGTAGAAGATGATTTTAATACTTCTAAAAATGTATATAAAAATGCAGATCAATCAATAACTGTTACTTATAAAGAAAACGTAAAAGGTTGGTCTAGTTTTAAAGGATTTATACAAGAATCTGGTGTTATTGTAAATAACGAATACATAACGTTTAGAGATGGTAAAGCGTTTCATCACAATGAAAATGTTGGTGCTTGTCATTTTTACGGTACTAATGATTCAACTACTAGGATAGCTAGTGTTAATGCTATTTTTAACGATGCACCTTTGTCTATAAAAAACTTTAATACATTAAATTACGTTGGAGATTTTAAAGGTGATAATAGTAGAGTTCCTGCTTGGACATGTAATCGATTAGAAACAGAAAGAGGTGAAGGTAGAATTTTATCAACGCCTTTTGATACTAATAGTGTTATAGATAATCCAAACGTAAATCAATTTGTTAAAAAAGAAGAAAAAGCTTTTGCCTATATACAGCATATGCATAGTGAAACTGACGGTACTATAGACACAGAAAGTCAATCTAATTTAGGTATTGGCGAAGCATTTGAACATGAACAGTTATAATAAAATATATTATGAAAAGCATAAATAGTTTTAATATATTAAACAAAACAATAGAATCAACAGCGCAGAGTATAGAGTGTTTTATACAAGGTGATATTGGTTCTTATTGTCATTTACATATATTTGATAATTCTTCTCCAACAAAATTTTATAACTTTAAAACAAAATCTTTTGTAAATGGTTTTAACTCTCAAAATAATTTAAATATTGTTTTAGATGGTAATACTTTTAATTTTACAATTAAAATACCATCTTCTTCTGGTGGTAATAGTTATACTTTTTTATTAATACCTAATTATCATTTTGGAACACAAATTGTAGGTGGTTCAATAGGGTTATTAAAACAAACAATAAATCAAGAAAAAGATGTTACTGTTAGATTTAGTACTTCTTCAGATCAAGCAGATGCTAATTTTGTAGGTATAGGTGCTTTTATAGGAAGCACAAGTAGTAGTTCAAATAGTAGATCGACTCGTACTGTAAGTATTTCAGAAGATTTAGCAGATACAGGTGATGGTTTGTCTCTTGGTTATAAGTATAGTTTTGATACAACTGGTTTTGGAGGTTCTAGAACACCTAGAAGAGCTTTTTTAGCAGATTCTTTACAACCAGTAGATACAGATTTTTTTACTAAACTAATAAAACAAACTAATGGTACAGGTAGTTCTTCAACTTCACTAATTTTAAATGATGTAGATAATCTTGTTGTTGGTATGAGTTTGGTAGATATAGAAAGTAGTAGTGTTACTACAAGTGGTAGTTTAGGTGTTTTAACATATCCAACTATAACGGCTATAAATACACAAACTAAAACAGTAACTTTATCTAGCGCTCACAGTTGGGCAGATGCTAAAGATATTACGTTTAGAGCTTATGGTTCAGAGTTAATAAGACTATCAACAAATTTAAATGTTAGTTTTGATTTAAGTGTAGTTCCAACAGGCCCTTTGGCTACAACAGATTTTGGTGGTGGTAGTGTTACGGTTAACGGCGATCAAGCTAGTAATAGTATAAATGTTGATGGTATTAGAGGTGTTTCTGTTGGTAGTAGAATATTTGGTCCAGGCGTTAATTTTGCTAATGGTGCTAATACTGTTACAGCTGTACACGCAAGCGGATCGCCAATAACACTAGCTGACACACAAGTTTTAGCAGATAATACAATATTAACAGTTTACGGCTCTTCTATAAACGCTAACATAAGAGGTAGTATGATAATTAATAGTTTTCCTAGTGTTAGTACAGATGTTTTTTATGATATAGACAGAGCCTTTATATTAGCAACAAATAGTTAAATTATGCCAACAAAAATAAAATTTCAAAGTAAAATAAATGAATCAGTATCAGTGGGTGATTTATTATACGTTGTAGTGCCTTCGAATAATATTAATGCTGCAGCAAGTAGCGGTGCTGGTAATAGTGTTATAACTGAAATAGGTGAAGAAACAGATTCAAATGGTAATAAAATTGGTTTTGTTACTATAGCTGGTAATCCAAGATTTGCTAGCCCAACTGTTATAAGTCATTTTTATTACGCAAGAAAACCTTTAAATAATAATACTAGTTTAAAAGGTTATATTTTACAAGCTCGTTTAAAATGTAATGTTTCTGCTTTTGACTCGTACGTTAATTCAAATAAAAAACTTTTTTCACTAGGCTCTGAAGTAACGCAAAGTAGTAAATAATTGATAAATAGTGTAATTATAAACACATAAATAAAAGAATATGAATATAGTAGGTTATAAATCTCCGTTTAAAAAATCATCACCAATGAAGCTTGATCCTATTACTTTGATGGCTATATCTGCAGCGCCAGGTGTAATTAAAGGTATTGGTAGTTTATTTGGCAGAAGCGCTAGAATAGAAGAGCAGAATAAAGCTAATGAAGCTTATGATGCAGCTAAATCTAGTTTTGACGCTATGATGCGAAGACCAATTACAAATCCATTTGAAAATCTTCAAAATCCTTATGCTAATTTACAAAATCCTTACTCAGGTTTACAAAATCCTTATGCTGAAAATATATATGAAGATTTAGGCGTTAACATGCGATCAGCTGATTATTTAAGAGATCAACAAAGACAATCGCAAGCAAATATAATGCAACAGATGAGAGGTGCTGCTGGTGGTTCTGGAGTTGCTGGTTTAGCACAAGCAATGGCTAATTTATCAGATAAACAAGCTAGAGAAGCTTCTGCTAAAATAGCCGAACAAGAAGCAGCTAATGAAAAACTTAGATTACAAGGCGCTGATCAAAGAAGAAAAGCTGAGTTTAGTTTAGATAAATTAAAAAGAGAAAGTGCTTTTGATATTGATAAATTACAAAGAAGTACTGATTTCCAAATAGAACAGGCTAAAATACAAGGTGAAATGATGGCTCAACAACAAAGAGATGCTCGTACTGAAAGGTTGTTTGGTATGGCTATGGATAGAAAAATGGCTGCAGATCAAGCTAGAGCAGATGCTAGAGCACAACAATTTAGTGCTTTAGGAGATATTGCTGGCTCTGTTGGTGGACTGTTTATGCCAAAAGGAGCTCTTTATGGTAAAACGTTTGAAGAGTTATTTAGATCGTAAAAAATAGATAAATCATGGCAGAAAACGAAAAAGAAAAAAATATAATTACAGGTGAAAAAGAAAAAGATCTTTTAGACATGTTTAAAAGTAATCTTGATATTATGACTACGCCTAAAGTAGATACTACTGCTGTAGATGAGCAAATAAAAAAATTATCTACACCAAAAGGCTCTAGTGTTGATGAAAAATTAGCAGCTTTATATAGAAGGCAAGGTTCTGGTCGTGTGTTAGAAACACAAAAAAACATTGCTTTAGCAGTAGGACCTGTTTTTGAGCTTTATAAAACAAGAAAAGCTGCTTCTGATGCAGAGTTTCAAGAGCGTACTAAAAACATGCCAGATTATGACGATACTAACATATTTGGCGAAGCAAATGGTACACAAATACCTTTGTCTGATAATATAAAAAATATTAGTGATTTACTTAAAAAAGACTATCGTTTAATATCTAATTTAAATATTAACGATCCTAGATACGAAGAAGCTAGAAAAAGAATAGAAGAAAATGAAAAGCTTATAGTTAATTACGATGCTGTAAATAAAAAGTTATTTGATATTAGAAACGGTAGAGACAGAGACACTGGAGAAGTTATACAGCAAATATCATTAGAAGAGTTTAGCGATGGTATGCCAACGCATGAAGCGCAAATGTGGAAAGATATTTATGCTGGTGATGGATCTAATATTAAAAACATAGATGGTAATCTTTTTTGGGTTGATCCTACTAATTCTAAAAATAAAATAGATCTTAGATATATTGGTAATTCACCAACGCAAATAAACGGTGTTAGTGTTAATGCGTATGTAAAACATAAAGGCATTGAAGCAGAATATATAAATAACGGTGGTCTTTTAGATGATTATTCATACACAGCTATTATAGAAGGTAGTTTAAATAATCTTAGAAGATTAAAACCAGATGAAATAAAGTCATTAATATTTGATGGTATAAATGTAGAGGTAGATGATATATACGGTGGACCTGATACAAAAGAATTTATATACAAAGTAATAAAAGATACTTTTGGTGATTTAAGTGATGCAGAAATACTTAATAAAATAGAAGAAATGAAAAGTATTAGCGTTATAGATTCTACTAAATATAAAGACGAAAATGGTAACGCTGCTAGTTTAAAAAAGTTGTTTTTAAAATACGAAACTAATAAAACTAGAAACGCAATACAAGAAGCTGAAAATAAAAGAATAGAAGAAGAAAATAAAAAGAAGGTACCAGGCCCTGATAAGAAAACAAGTGAACAAATAACACAGGAAAAATTTAATACAAAAAAAGTAACAGTAGATAATCCTAATGACAAAGATAGTGGTTTTAAGATTGAAGACATTAGCGAAAATGTTCAAGAAGGTGTAGATTTAATAAATGAAATTGTTTTTTCTGATAACGAATTAATTAGATTAAATGTTTTTGGAGAAGGTGGTGGTGTTGGTGCTGGTCAACAAAGTATAAGACCTAGTGATTTATTTTTAGCTATTTCTAGAGTTATTGATCCAGCAAAAGATACTATTGCAGAAAACGATTTAAAAAAATTAATAGCAATGTTAAAACAAGATGGATATACATCAGAAACAGCTAAACAAACAGGAGAAAAAATAATTAATCAAATAAATAAAGTATTTAAAGAATTAGATTATGAAACTAAGTTTCGTATTTCAACTGTAACTTCATTTAAAACTCAAGACGCAAAAAGACTTGCTAGATATCTTGAAAAATTACAAAACAAATTGAGTTATCAAACGTATTCGCCACAAAAAATAAAAGAATCTGATGGTAGTGGAAGTACAGCTCAAGATTTTATAGTTTTAACTGGAGGCACTCCTGAATCTGGGCTTTATTACAAATTAAAAAGTGGTAAAATAGGCGAGTTTGATGGTAGCAACTACGTGCAAAGTGGTTATAAGATCAATAAAGACGGCATGGCTGTAGTAGATCCTACACAAGAAAACATTGGTCAACCATTTTAGTCAAAGATAAATAATATAATATATGTTTGAATACGAAGGAGAAAAATATACTTATAACGATTTAGCTAGATCTGCTAAAAAATTTGGTTATGATACTGATGTTTATATAGCTAGTTTGACTAAACAAGGTTTGAAACAAATAGAAACTGATGAAGAGTTGTCTGATGCTCAACAGTTTAAAAATGTTTTTAATAATGCTGCGTTAAGTTTACAGAACGCTTGGGTTAGTACGCAAATAGCTAGTGCTTCTGCAATGGATTACTTAGGTTTAATTGAAGGTGATACCGATGCTTTTATAGTTGATAAATACGAAGAGCTTGATAAAATAAACAAGCGTATGAGAGATACAGGTAAAGGTATACTTGGTGGTTTTAAAGAAGGTGATATTGCTGATATAGCTATTGGTATTACCAACGCTTTAACTAGTACTGTAACTACGGTAGTACCTGCTATAGCCACTAGAGGCTTATCATTAGTACCTCAAATAATGGCGCCTATATATACAGAATATAACGCTGAAAAAGCTAAAAAACTATATGGTGATGATACTGAAAAAGCTATTACTAAGCTTTTAGAAAACAACGAAGACGATGTTGCTGTGCCTCTTGCTATTGGTACTCTTTCTGTTGCTTTAGAAAGAATTGGTATAAAAGGTATAAGCAACTATATTCTTAATAATGCTAAAAAAGTAGGTGTACAAAAAATAGCAGGTTTAGTTTTAACCGGTAGTAAAGAAGGTTTAACAGAATATTTTCAAGGAGCTTTAAACGTTGCTAACGTAAGCATAGCTCAAGGCGATGACAATGAGACTGTTGCTAAAAAAGTTATTGATCATATGGCTAGTGATCAAGCTAAAGAAGAGTTTTTACAAGGTTTTGTTGGAGGTGCTGGTATATCTGCTGCTGGTAACACTATTAATAGTGCTATGAGGACTGAAGAAGATAATTTAGTTATAAATAATTATATTAACAGCTTAATAGGTTTAAACGAAAAGAAAGTAAAATCAAAAACTGAAGACGCTAAAAAAATTATAGATAAAAAAATTAAAGAGACAGAAGATAATCTTAAAAATTTTTTATTAAAAAACGGTAAAAAATCTGAGTTTATAACAGATGATCAATCAAAAGAGATAATAGGTATATTAGATAATAGAAAAAAATTAAATTCAGATTTAGAAAAATTTAGACAACAGTTAAATAATCGTGAAATAGTTTTAGATGAATTTAATATTTTAACAGAGAATATAAATAACGAGATAGACTCTGGTAATAAAAAAATAAACGAAATAAAAAAAGAAGCTAACAAAAAGCTTTTACACGAAGATTTAAGAACTTCAAATAATGCCATAAATAAAATATTAGGTTTAGAACAAAAAGTTTATAAAACACCACAAGAGTTTTTAAAAGCTTATAACGCTAAAACTGGTAAAAACTTTACTTTACAAGATATGGATGGCGTTGATGGTTTGATTGTTGGTAAAGAAGTAATGATAAACGAAGAAGTAGCAGCAGATAATAATGCTGTTACGGTAGGATCACACGAGCTTTTACATGCTATATTAAAATCTTCATTGACTGGTAGTAAAAGAGTTATTGGTAAAGATGCTAATGGTAAAAATATTACTACTGACTTAACACAAGAAGGCGAGCTATTAATAAACGATTTTTTAAACGAGTTAAGCTCAAAAGAAAGAGCTATTGTACAAAAAAGAATAGATGATAATTACAGATACAATAGGGATAAAAACGGTGATATAATAAAAAATGAAGACGGTACTAATTCTGAAAAAATATTTTCACAATACGCTGAAGAGTATTTAAACGCTTATGCTGATGCTGCTATAAAAAACGAACTTTCTGATGGTTTATTAGTTAAAATAGGTAAGTTTATATCTAAAATATTTAATAGTGGTGATAAAGGTTATAAAAATCTAGAATTTAAAACTGGTGCAGATGTAAAAGCATTTTTAAAAGCTTATGTGTCAGACAGAAAAAAAGGCGAGTTCAGACAACAGTTTATTGAAATGGCACAAGAGGGCATTGACATGGGTGATGTTGTTGAAAAAAGATCTATTACTTCAAAACAAAAAGCTGAAATAACTAAAAAAGTTGATAAACTTGGAAAAGTTGATAAAGATGGTAATAATCTTAGAGAAAAAGGTACTGGTAACTTTTATTATCAAGCAGAAGTTGACGATGTTATAAAAGAAATAAAAGAAAAAGGTTATTTAGATAATTTAATAGCTGCTAAATATAAAGCAGATAAAGTACCTAAAAATTTTGTTAACGACGTTATAACACAACTAATACCTGATATAAGAGGTTTTAAACCAGAAGAAAATGATAGTTTATTTGGTTATTTACAAAGTAGAATTAGTTTTAGAGCTGGAGACGTGTATAATAAAATATACGCAAAAAAAGAGCAAGAAAAAACAGCTAAAAACGTAGATGATAGAACAAAAGAAGGTGAAGTAAAAACTCAAGTTGCAGCTGAAAAAGATCCTACATTAGAAGCTCTTGAGACAGAAGATTTATCACCAGCAGCTCAAGCTAGAAAAAAAGCAGAGCAAGCTAAAGCTAATATTCAAAAAACTTCTAAGTTTAGAAAAATACTTGGTATTGAAACTGGTAGCGAAATATATAATAGAATTTTAGATTCAGTTGAAAAAAGTTTAATTACAGCTTACGCTAAAACAGAAAATATTACTAACGCAAAAGAGAGAATAGATAAAGTAGTTGAAATGATTCGTAAAGAATATACAACTAAAGGTAATTTTACTCCTATATTTAAAAATATTAAAAATTTATTGTCAGAAGGTAATTATATTAACAATTTAAAAGAATATAAAGATATTTTTATTAAAGAAATTAAAACAGCTGATCTTGTACAAATGTTAAGAGAAGCTCCTGAAAGCGAGCAATTTGGCCTTAAATTTATCAAACAACTTACTAGTAAAGCAGAAGTAGAAAATTACGTTAATTTAGGTATGTTACCTAAAGACTCTTTAAATAAAATAGATAAAGGTCAAGCTGTTAATTTATACGAAAAAACAAAACCTACTGACGAAAAAATTGTAGCATTTGCAGACAAACCACCAGTAAATCCTGAAACAGGTAAAAGATCAGGTTTAAAAGGTACTAGAAAAGATAACTTTGCAAAACGTTTTCAACAAATAATGATAGACGATGCTATAATGCAGGTTAGGCAAAGTGAAAAGTTTAAAAGCAAAATAGACGAAAAAACTCAAGCTGAAAATGATGTAGAATTATTAGCTTCTGCTATAGATAAAGATCCTAATGTTAAATTCTCTTATACAAAAATAAATGATAAAAAGTTTGATGCAGCGCCTTTACAAAAAAGAAAATTAGCTTTTATTTTAAAACAAATCATTGACAGTGATAAATT